AAGACGGGATAGCTCTTTGCTAACCCCTCTTCACTCTTTCAGTGAAGAAACTAAGGTCGTTTGAAGAAGGTACCATACTCGCTTAACATTAAAAGCAGTTGGTTATCATTCTTTTAACGAAAGGAGTGGGAATGAATACCCACAAACCTTGACCTTAGCTATAGCAAAGGCATGAGTCGGACCACCTGGCGCCGTTAGGGTTGAAGGATTCCCTGCTCTTTCATACGAGCAAGTCTTCCTTTCTTCCTAACTGGCTTAGATTCCTTCTCTCACTCTTCGAAGATTGTTTCTTCAGTCTTCTTAGATAGAGCGTCGGAGACTATTAGTGCTAGGTGCGCCTGACTACTAGTTCTCGACTCGTGGGCCCTAAGCGGTATGATTCCGTTGAATTTCGGTACAGTCATTAAGTCTAATGACCTCCAAGATTCTCAGAAATCAAGCCAATGAGGCTCACCTGGTCCCCGGACTAGCCCTTGATGACCACGCTCTGTAATATCTTTAACGAGCGCTATCATCGGGATGTCCCAAGGAATCAGTGTAGTCGAGGACACGGGTAGGTGGTTGGAACCCGCGATTTCGAACTTATATACTTTTTGAAACAAATCAAAGTATTCAGCTTGAATTCGCTTAATCCCTGATCCTACCTCTTTCCGGACGATCGTTTGAGCAGCTAGAGTCGCTGTTCTCAAGATCTTGTCCGGGAAGAACGGCATTGCGGATTTGACTAAGGAATGTCAACGCCTCAAAGCGTCGATAGCCTTACTCTCGTCCGAATACCAACAAGGTAGTAAAGTATAGATCTTTAAACGTTTTAGGACTTGTTCACCTAACCGTTTGTGATCAAATACTTGGATCAGGGAATCCAACCGGGTGCTTAAGTCAAGTACAGACTCATAACCTCTCGAAGGAACTTCGTGGCTTAGAATCTCAACCAATAAAGGTCAAGATTTCATGGTCTCGAAGACTCCAGCGATAGGGAATGGTGACACTTCAACTCCCTTAGAGAATCATCTCTTAGCGAACTCAAAACTATCTTTCGATGTATGAGTTTTAACTTCAGAGATTTCAACTCCTAGGGAATGAATGATGTCTCTGTAATGACAAGCTACCTCGTCGTGATGTATCACTATGTCGTCTCCTAGTAGCATGTAGCAGTGTTTTGTTTGCTTGGCCGTAAGACCAGCTCTCAATCCTGCCACGTGTACTACCATGTGATGACATAGAGCAAATAATGCTCAAGAAGAGTAAGCTCCCATAGGTTGACCACAAGAATACTTGTATGTACGACCTTTATGGTAGAACTCTTCTGACACCATTATTTGCCTTCAAGATTCTGCTACTTCCTCGTTCGTCATCAACGATAAGAGACGCTGTTGAAGATCAACAGGGAATCTATCTGTTGCCGCCGAAAGATCGAAAGAGTAGAATTTCGAAGGTCTACTAAGGTCATTCGCGAAGTTAGACGTAAGTCTAGTTTGGTTAAAGGTACAGTCACCTGGAAGTCTCTTAAGCTGTTGATATAACTGCTTATGGAGAGTTCTCAGCGCAGACTGCGATCAATAATCAAGTATCGCGAAGATTCTGCTCTTGGTCTCTTTATCCTCTTTAACTGAAAGCTTTCTTAATCTCTTAAAAGGGATTTTGAAATAGCTTAAGGTCAAGTGGTAGAGAGGCGTCGATATGACGTTTAACAGTCGTCATATAGGAGCATCGGCCGGATAAAAGGTTCTTAGACTATCCAATATTGGTGAGTCTTTGATACCGATTAGATCGGCTAAAGCCCCTTGCAGTCCTGGCCCATTTGGACCAGCCTTAGTGGACCAATGATACTTCTCTCAGAGGTAGTCAAGCTTGGGTCTTCCTATCGATTTATAGAAACTCACGATCTCGTAATCACTTATAGTTAGATGATTTCCGGTCGTAGGGTTTTCAATAGTCGAGAAGTCGACCGCTTTCCCACCGAGGAGGACTCTGGAGATCGATAACAATGTTAGCGATCAACGGATAGCCCACGGGTCTCCTTCTATGATTAAGCGACGCAACCCTCTTGGTAAAACAACAGGGAGGTGAGCTCTATCTTGACGGATTCCCGGAAGCGACAATCCTTCTCCAGCCAGATACTTAGTCACTGCTAGTCTCTGGAGTTTTATAACTCTGGCGACGTCTACTTTCCCTCGAGACTCTAATTTGGACCACTGCCTTCAAAATTCGGCAATGGACTCACTTAGAAGCTCACTGGGGAGAGAATGAAAATAGGTACTCGCGACTCAAAGAGTCACTCTTTGAAGCGTTTGTATTCTATTTAGTATAGTGACGGCTTCAGTATTTATTTCTGTAGCTACATGCTGAAGTATATCCGGCTGCACATCGGTGAGGTGTCAA